TGTTGCAGGTTTAACTCTGATTGTTGTTGTTGGATAAGATGCGTTAGACTCTTCTGCTGACATTACTTCCAATACGATATCTCTACCTGTGTTTGGGTCTGTAATATCTCCGTAATCAGGGTCTGCAATATATCCTAAAATATCTTGATAAACTGTCTTACCGAATCCCCAGAATTTTACTCCTTCCGATTCTTTACCTCTTACTATAACTGGTACAAAAGTTCTTAACTTTGGTTCCATTTTCTTACCTGCTTTCCAATCATCGGTATCACCTGTTCTTTTAAGTTTTTCTGCAAACTCAACGATAGGGTCAGGTCTACCAAATGACATAGGACTCAAATAAGTTTTGTTGTTAATGTTGTAGTGAAAGTAAAGTTCAATGAAAGGAATGTCTTTGTTGAACTTGTAAGGAACGATTCTCACTTGAGATTTTCCGTTAGCCGGTTTGTAGATTGAATCCGACTTTTTAGTGTTGTTTTGTAAAGAGCTAAATCTCTTTAATGCCAATGAAATGTCCATTGTTTTTTTGTTTTTAAGGTTTAAAATTTGTTTTTAAAGTTGAGGTTTATATCACGATATTCCTATATCTAAATATAACTTTTTCATCTTTTATTACTATAAATATACAACTATTTTTCCACTTTTCCAAATTTATTTTTGGAGGTTTTCTACCTTGCGATTTAGATAAAATATAGCTTTTTTTAAGTCTTCCAGTTCTTTTTTGGGGTCTTTTTTACCTGCTCTTGCCACATATTTAACGACATTGAACAAATATGCATCTTTATCCAATCCCCATGCTTCGCATACTTTAATTACTTCGTATGGATTGTCTACTCCCCCATAATGTTGAGGGCCGTTAACCATTTCTGCTGCCATTATATTAAATCTTTTATACTACTATTTAAATTTGAAGGTCCTTCAATTCTTTGTAAAATTACAATTGAGCCAACATTTCCTCTAATATTACTATATGAATAAAATCTATATTCATCATGATTTTTTAAAAATTCAAAAACTGCTAATTGCATATCTTTTAACATATAAAAATCATCAACCATTATAAATTTTGGTTTCATTTGAGCGGTGATTTTCATTTCATTATAAAGGTACTCAAATGTATGTGTACTATCTAGCCAAATTAAATCCCATTCAATATTAGCCTGTTTACATTCGTTCAAATGTTCTAAACTATGTATATTTCTATAAATAACTTTATTATCATCATAATAATCATTTATAAATCCAACACATCTTGCAGAGTGGTTATCTTGATGGTTATCACAAGTGTATAATCTAAAATCATCTAAACTTTCATAACAAGTATAACTAAATGAACCATAGTTTGTTCCTGTTTCTAAAATGTTATATGGTTTAACTTCCATCAAAAATTCTCTAATAAAAACATTACCTCTTTTTGAATTTTCTAAATCACCTTCGGTATATCCATCTATACTACCAGCGTTACCACCCCATCCCATCCTATTATTAAGTGATTCGTTTATTAAAAAATCATAAACAGGTCCTTGAAATATATTTTTCATATTATTTATTTTTTCCATATTTGATACCATTTTTTCTTTTTAACATCTGGTTTAGCAAATGGTTGGGTATTATCCCATACATTCACTATGCCACCATATCTAACCATCATCATTTGACAAAATAGCTGATGATATTCGGGTGGTATTTTATCAAAGTCAGCTTTAATTGATATATCCAAATTTACACTTTTGCCATCTTCAACCAATAATTTTAGTTGGTCTCTCATTTCAATAATCGTACTAGATTTCATTGTTAGATAACTTGTATCCCCAATGTAATATTCTCCTTCTTTTTGTTTTGGTGCCATAACTTATTTTTTATTATTCCAATACATTTCTCTAACTTTTGCTCCTAATTCGGAATCATTAGGTGTATCTAATATTGTTCTACCTTCTATTGTTATTAAATTTCTATTTTCTCCTATATAACATTCTCTACATAATTGACCAGCTCCCTCTACATACCCATATCTAAAATCAATATGAGTAGTTTTTAATGTAGTAGTTTCTCCACCACACATAACACAGGTTTCATAAAGGTTATTTGTTTTTTCTTTTCCTACTGATGTAACTAATCCATTTTCATCAATTGTAAGTGGTACATGGTGCTCTCCCATAATTTATTCTTTTATTGTTTCTAATTTATTTTTTAATTTTAAGACTAATGCGCAAGTTTCATACTCTTCAAAATCAATTAGTGTTTGTAGATTTTCGTCTAATAAATCGGTAAATTCTCTACTATCAATAGATAATGTAATAACAAGTATCTCTTTAATTATTACTTGTGCAAAATCAACTCTTTTCTTTTTGTATTTAATACCATAATCAATACCTTGAATTATAGCTTTAGATATTTGCATCCTATGTGATTGGAATACATCATTCGGTTCTTCCGCAAATATTTGTATTGGTTCAAATTTTCTTTTTCTTCCCATAAATCAAATATAGGAAAAATAATTTAATTCTCCAAATTTTGAGTATTAAAAGATTTTAATACTTTTGTTGGAATTTTTTTGTAGCCGGTATTGGATGTAGTTAGAATACAATTTCTAAATTCTTCCCAATCAATCATATAAGAATTATCCAACATACCACCTGTTTTTGACTTAACTACTTCATTTAAAGCGTTAATAGTGTATATTGAATTAGATTGTTTCTTTCTATGTACTAAAATAGTTTTCCATTCGGAAGGGATTGCATTAGAACCCTTTTCAACATTAAAAGTAATAAATGCTTCTTCAGGTCTTATTTTACTTTCTAAAATAAAAACATTTGGATTGGTCAGAGTATAGTTTGTTAATATAAAATTAACTGATTTATCTAACTCATCCTTTGTCGTAAATAGGCAAAGTAGTTGTGTGTTCATTATGCTTCATCATCGTTTGTATCATCGCTAGATGATTGTTTTCTTTTTTCTCCTGCAGCTTTTCTTTGTGCTAATTGGTCCGCCTTTCTAGAGTTTGCTCCGGATGTATCACCATTCTTTTTATTAGCTTCTGCACATTGTCTTACAAATTCATCATTACATAAAATTTCAAACCCAACAGTCCCTTCAAATCCTTTACCTTTTTGTCTAGCATCAACATATCCAACGGGGATTTGTTTTTTACCACCCGCACTAAATACTAATAATGCATCTCCATTTGAATCTTCAACAACTGTCAAACCTTTATTCAATTCATCATAACTATTAACACCAAATACGGTCTGTAATGTTTTTGTAGTAACATGTACACCATCTATTAACATAAATTCCGTTCCATCCATACAAACTTTTAATGGAAATGCTTCTGCTAATTTTTGCATTACACCTCCTAATAATTCTGGACTATTTGGAATTGCTTTAATTAAAGCATTTCCGGCTTCTTTTGCTATACTATAATGTTGTTCTAATTGTTTATCAACATCATATCCAGCAGCCTTTGCAACTTCTGCAGCTGCAACACATGCCTTACTTACATATTTAGTTCCTGCTTTTTTAGGATTTAATTTTGTTAACCCAGCTGCTACACATTCTTGTGTAACTTCACCATTTGCTTTACCACATTGTTTTACAATTTGATGAGCAGCGGTTGCGAATTTTCTATCAGCTGATGTTTTATACAAACTATTAACTGCGTTTTCTAATTCTTTTGGTTTTAAATCTACCGATGCATAATATCCTAATTTAAGTGCGGATTTAGTTTGTTTATCGTTAAACTCTCTAATAGCAGTTACGGCTCGTTTAACATCATCTGGTGCTTTATTAAATGCTTTATCTCTAATAGCTTTAGATTCTTCCGAAACCATTTGAGCACCTTGCTGCCAGGTTTTAGCTCCAGTTAATTTTAATATAGTATCTCTAGCCGCTAATCTTTCTTCTTTATTTTTATTACCATCCTGTGCTTTACTCCATAATGATTCCAATGCTCTTGTTCTACCTCTCTCACTATCAGTTACATAGTTTAATATAAAATTTTCAACTTCATTTACAGAACCATTAAAGAACATAATATTTTCATCTTTCTTCAATGAACATCTTTGAGCTTGGGCAGGACCGGCAGGTTTACCATTTTTCAAAGGTTGTACTCTTAAAAGAACATCCGTTGAAAATCCTTTTTGTGCATATGGTAATCCCAATGCTTCAATATCTTCTCTCTTATCCCAAGCAGCTCCCTGAAATTGCCATCCACCTTTACCATATTTTTCATCCATAGCCGCATCAAACGATTCACCATGTGATAGGGATGCATCCACCCAACTATCAGTTGCAATTGCAGTATCGGCTGCCAATGCTTTTTTCAAAGCTTTAGGGTCTTTTGATAATTTATTAAATGCCGCGGCACCCATACTTTGTTTTAACAAATCTAATTTAGTTTCTTGAATTTGTTGTTTTATTACATTTGCTAACGCGAATCTTTGACGAGGGTCTCTTAATGACATGAAAGCCATTGCCATAACTTCACCAAATTGTGATTGAATTTGTCCTGCACCACCTTGTTTAATTAACTCTGTTACAGGTGGTTGTTTACCATCTACTTCGGTATTGATACATCTTTCCAAAAACTTAATGTATTCTTCTGGAAAACCCGCATTTGTTAAATCGTTATGTAATGATTTATCAAATATAAATGGCTCGGTTCTTACTCTGGTAGAATGCCCCTCCCCATTTGAACCTCTTTTTGAATAATATTCTTTATCGGAATAACCTTCGGCCATATCTTTTTTAGGATATTTTGGATTAGGATTTCCCATATCTGCACTATCACCACTATTTTGTTTTACATATTCTTGCTCAACTTGTCTTAATACTTTATCATCTAATTTTCCCAAAACTTGAGGAGCTCTTTTTTCAGGCTGTGTAGGTTCTCCACTTCTTTTTTGTGCTCTGCCATCATCTTTTGGTTGATTGTCGTTTCCTGGGAATACTTTAGCTCCACCACCGGTTACACCAAATGCGTTTGGTCCTTGTTGTTTAGGTTTATCTGCTGGTTCTTCTGACGAAAGAGTACCACTAGCTTTTGCAGCCGATAGTTCTTTATCCGTTGGAATATCATGAACTGCAGTATCTACTTTACCAACCGCATATATTGCTCCACTTTGTTTATTTTTTACCCAAGTTTTACCAGTTGGTGGTGCAACTCTTTCTTCTTTTAAGAATGAATAATATACTCTTGCTTTCTGTGCTATTTCATTTGCATCGGAAATACCATTTTCTCTTAAAATTTGTTTTAATGTTGTAACTTGTTCCTCATTTGTTAAATCAATAATACCAGTTTTAACTCGGTATTCTAATTCTTTTAGGATTTCTTGAAAATTTATTGACATCTTTTATCTTTTATTAAAATGAATCACTTACTAATGTATAATCTTTATTTGTTAGAGATTTTTTTGCTTGCTTTAACAAATCATCAACCATCTTATCTCTCTTCTTTGCATCTTCTGGAGAAATACTACCATCCTTATCGTGCTGTTTTTTAATTTGTTGTAACTTACGAACGGCATCTTTGTCATCCATATAGATTGCCAATTCAACTGCCGCAGAAGAATGGTCATTATTATCGGTCATTCTACTTACTTTTTTATTAAAAGCTTCGGCTGGGTTATAATATTCTTTTAAAGGAATAAGGTCTACTAATCTCATACTAACATAATTATATGATATAAATATAAATTTTTAACTTATAACCTTTAAATTGTTATAATTCTCTCCTTCTTCTATTCGTACCGGAAATCCACCCAACTCCATAATGTCGTTTACGGATTTTAAAATCTCATCTCTTTCAATTGGGTGTGTATCAATAAGAAACGCATCATAGGTATACAAAATCATTTTACTCATCTTACTACTCAATACTTCCAATACCTCTCTAATTTTGATGTAATTCACTTCAGTCTCTATTGCTTGTAATAAGTAAGAGAATACTTTTTGTTCGGTTGGAGATTCAATTCTATCAAAGTTAATTTTTCGTTTGTATAAGGGAGTTTCCAAATACCCATTTATAACGAATCTATTATATTGAGATGTTATATATTCCTCAACCTTTTTAAAAAATGGAATCTCTCTCGCCATTTCATCCAAACCACCATATAGATAACGGAATGTCAATAGTTTCGCTTCTTCCGTTGGTAATCCATAATATTGAGCAAGGTGTTGGTGTGCCGAAATATCCGTTGGAAATTTATAGCCAACTAATCCTCCAATTAAACGAACGTGGTATGACTCAAAATCAAATTGTAATAAAGTACCATTTGGATGTCTACTAACAAAACATTCTCTACTACCATCCGATTTGTTAAGAGCAGAGTAGTTCACATTAAGATGTCTGTTAGATGGTCTACCTGTTATTGTATATGGGTTGTATTGTGTGTAAACAATATCATTTTTTTTGATGTATTTCTCGTCAAAGCTAAAACTATCAATAAATTTTTCTCTATCGACTTTTACCCCAGCCCCTTCTAGTTTTCCCAAAGTATTGATTGCGTTTGTATATTTACGATACGATTCATCCGTATTACTGATGTTTGGGATTGTCTTTAAGATTTCATACCACTTCATTAAAGGTACACAATCATTCAACTCTTTAAAGTCGTTTCTATACCCTCTATAAACCCCAGCAACGAACTCATTAAAGATAAATGGTTTACCATACTCTTCAAAATGTGCCCACTCATAATCCAATCCTATTGTGTTTAAATACCTATTACCTAAAACTAATGTATTTGAATGAATTATTTTCGATATATCAAATTCATTTAATTTTTTAGCATCTATATGATTTAAATTTATTATACCATCATCACCATTTACATGCCTAAAATATATAAAGGACAAACGAGTACCAAACGGATGTGCTCTATGTGAGCTCCATACTGGAATAATAAGGTCAATATTTACATTACCCCCTAAAAAAGAAAATAGGGTATGTTTATCTTCTATTAGATTCATACCCTACAATATACTAAAAATATCTGAATTTACAAAATTATTCTTTCCAATGTTTGTCTCTAATTTCATATACATCTATTGGTTGTCTTTTCATATGTTCTCCTTGTCGAAGATATCCACCCTTTAACATATACCCACTTAATATAGAACGTCTAAATGCGTTTCCATTATTTGTATCCGAACCATGTACTAAATGTGAATGTATTAAAAATGCTTGGCCCTTTTTAAGTGTTGCATAAATTTTTGGAAAATTATGCCCTTCTGGCATTTTACTAGCTTTGCCTCTTTCATTTTTCCAATGACCAGGATTTGAATTAACTCTATTTTCATCAACTTCAATATCTAACAAAGGTAAATAATGAGAACCCTCAAACGCCCATAGGCCTCCATTACTTTCATCCGATTCGTCTAACGATATAGAAATATTTGCTATCTTATTCCAACCCGCCTGCGAATAAAATCCATCTTGGTGAGCATCTCTACCTAATTCTCCAGGTGGTTTGAAATATGCCCAAGTTTGTACCCCTTGTATTTCGGAATCCAAAAGTAATTCCATACATTCAATTGCTTTTGGATGTGCCAATATTTTTTCTACTAATTCCGATTCTTTATGAGGATGCATGTAAGGTTCATACTCTCCCCAAGTTTCTTCCGATTGGTTTCTATTAATTCTTAATTTATCCAATTCAGCAATAACATTATCCACTTCAGATTCGGTTAAAATATCAACAATCACGTAACCTTTGTATTTCCAGTCATGCAGCAGTTGTTCTTTTTCTATTTGTGTAAGATGTTTCATATAATTAAATATACAACTTATTTTCAAATTTACAAAAATAAAATATGATTTTTATCAACCTTTATGAAATTGTAAAATGTTTGGTAAATAAAGTCCTATGTTTTTTAATTTAGCAGATGCTATGTTTATGGAAGCCGTGTTTGAATTATATACTCCTATATCTTCTATACTTCCATCATTCTTGTAAACAACTTCTTTTGGTCCTTCAATTCTCCAAAATAATTCAACACCTTTCCAATAAGGATTATGTAAATATGTTTCGTATGTATCTTTTTTTACTTCAAATATATGACCATGATCGTCATTTGATTTTTGAACAAAATATCTTTTGATAATACCATTAGTATAATCAATTTCATTTGGAGTTGGTACAATTGTTTCGGGTATTACAATTGTATGTATTATTTTTTCTTTTATTAAATCATTATATGCCATAAAAATTATTTTATATCCAATACTCTCCATCTAGCATCTAGAGTAGTATACCAACCATCTGGATTAATTGCATGTTTCACATTTTCAATTTGAAATGCACCAATTATATTATGTATTTCAGGAACACCATCACATAAAAAAAACTCACCACAACTTATACCACTTATACCATCTATAACTAAACTAATTTCTATTGGAGTTAATAAACTTTTATTTTTTTCATAAAAGGCTTTACTAACAATATTACCTATAAATTTTTCATCAGTAAAAATTAAAACTTTTTCAGTTCCACCAAGCTTAAATTTTTTAGAGTTGGCATTTATAGTTAATGAAACATCCTGTGGAGCTTGGCTGTTTGTCCCTTTTTGTAATCCTTTTGCAGCATCTTGTGCCGCTTTTTTCATAGTTTTTTCAACCGCTTTTACATCAACATAATTTAAACTATAAAATCCGTCTGCATTTTGAGTTGTATAAAAATCAACACTCTCATATGCATTTTTTGGAATACCTAATAAAGAATCGTCTACCGAGCCTGATTGTGCGCTTTTAACTTGTGCTATATGTGCATATGCATTAAATAATGTTCTACCTGCAATTGCATCACTCATATTAAATTCATATGTAAATTCCTTAACAATTGATTGGACAGTTGTAGGTTTAAATCTATATGGGCCGTCTTTATCAGTTTTTATAGCCTGTGATAGTATATTTGTTCCTTGTTTTAATTTACCATCTACAATAAATGATTCCGATTTTCCACCTTCTAATGAACCTATGATAAGCTTCATCATACCAAATGAATTATCGTTTACCATAGCCAATATTGATTCTAAAAAATCTATATTTGTATATGCTCTTTGCCAAATTTCTTTTACTTTTTCATATGATAAAAATACATTTAATGCGTTTCCTAAAATAACATTATCATTTTTTTCATATACTTTTATAAATTTTTCACCAGGGTTTTTTTTATTTGAATCATTATATTTTTCATTTTCAATATATAATTCATCGACTTTTAAATTAAATTGTAATCCATTAATAGTACAATCCGTCTTTTCAATATTACCTTTACTATCTGTTGATAATACAATTGTATTATTTTTTACATTTTTTATAATTTTAGGTAATTGTCCAGGAAATATAATATTTTCATTTGCAGATATCAAATTATTAGAAGAATTTGCCAATATTATTGAACTTTTACCACCACCTTTATTATCGGTATAAAATTGTTGTTTACCTATATCTAAAAATTTGCTATCAACTATTGAAGGTTTTGTTTTAGATATATAGTTTAAAATCTTATCAATTACAAATCCTAATGTAATATATGGTTTTTTTGATAAAGATTCATATGCTTTATTATCGTTTGTAATACCCCAATTAAAAAAATGCTTTTCATCATCTTTTTTTGTAACAATTGTAGATAAATCTGGTAAATTAAAATCAGATTCTATTTGATTTATCCAGGTATCAAACATCATAGGATTAATTGTCGGTCCTTTTGTTTTACTATTAGTTGAAGTTGTAGATTTTGGAATGGCTCTTGAAACCTCATTACCTGCAGTTATTTTAAAACTAACAACATACGTTCCATTATCTTGAATAGAATATGTATAATCTAAAACTTTTCCTGCAATTTGTTCATATGTTCCTCTAGATTCTTCAACTCTTTTGTAATATTTTCTAAGTGATTCAATATCACCAACAGACAAATCTGCAAAATTTGTACAAAATGTATCATATTTTGATTTATCTATAATTACATTTGCTAATGATATATCAGTTTGCGCTCCTATACTTTGCTGATATGTTGAATTGTTACCATATCTTAAATCTACATATTCTTTTCTTATATTTGCGTATAAAGATTGATTATTTCCAAATTCTAATAAAATATTCATTCCAGGTTTCAAATAAAACAATTCAAACATTTCTAGTTGTTTTAATGAAAATAATCTAACATTAATAGTTGCAATTTTTAATGCGTTTCCAACACCATCGGTATCAATTTCTATATTTTCGATTATTGGATTTGGTATTCCTCTATTACTCTCACCACTAACTAATATTTTTTTACCAGTAAAGTCTGTACCAATGTAAGATGGGCCAGTTGTTGCGTATGCATTTTCAGGTGTTTGTACTTCGTTTGTAATTATACACCCCTGATATCCTTTTGATGCATCTGGATTTTTTATAATATCATCAAAAATATCAGCTCTTTCTTTTAGGCTTAATTTTTTATTATCAGTTTGCTGTACTACAAGAGCCGGAGAGGTTAGTATAACCCATGGAGTTTTAAACATAGCACTTTCTACTAGTTTTTCTCTATTTAAAAATATTTCTTTAACCCAACTTTTTAAATCAGATATAAATAATCCCGCCATAACCTATGAATTTATTTTGTCAAAATCACTTAAAATTTTAGATAAGTCTCCAGGTATTCTAATTTGAATTCCAGGAGTCATATTTAAAGATGCTTCATTTAAATTATTAGCAACTGCTATTACCCACCAATACGAAATATCACCATAATATGTTTGAGATAATAAATCTAATCTATCCGATGATTCTGTTATTAAATAAGTGTCAGCATCGGACGGTTTTATTTTTGGGTATATAGTAGATTCCATATACTTTTTTTTAGTATCTTTTTTTTCTAAAACTTTTCTATTTTGATATCTACTTGTCATTTATAAAATATTGATATTAGTTGCCAGTTGCACCATCATTTAATTTCTTTTTTGCTATTGCAGCATCTTCTTCTGCTTTAGCTTTTGCCAGGTTTGCTTTAAAGTCTTGCCAAGTTCTTCCATTAACAAGATTATTTATAAATAATGGATTCTTATTATACGCATCCTTTCCTAACGTATATAAAGTTGTTATAGGAAATACCGCGTTTGTTAATGGATTAGTAGCAACTTTATCTAATGTTGTTAAAGTTGCACTTACTAATTTTCCTAATGATTTTGGATTTTTATTAGATTTTTTACCTGTTGGGGCTTTTGTTACTTTATTGGTGTCAGTAGATGTTTGAGTAGCTACTACCGGTGTTTCTTCTCTTTTGGTTGGTTCTTCTGGAACAAATGTAACAGATGGTCTAGATGGATACTTGTTTTGCATTATAGTACTGGATAGTCCAAAACCCATACCATCTAAATTATAATTATATTTAACTTTACTACCATTTTGTTGTAATTCCGCATGTGGATTTTCTATAACTTTAAAAGTTACCGAAATATCAACATTTGATGGAAATATAGTATTAACTAAAAAATTTCCCCAAAATTTTTTATCCATTCCCTTTGGTGGGGTTGATGAATCTGAAAACTCCATATTAGAATTTGTTGATGGCCAAGTTGCATCATCTGGAATATTTACACTTAAATTTTCTACAAATCCAAATAATTTTTTAGAATAACCATGTATTGTTAATTCTAAAAATTGAGGTCTATAAAATAATTGGTCAGAAGAACCTAAACTGCCAGTTGGTGAGTTTTTATATTTTGCAATTGATATATCTGAAGAAGGGAAACATAATTGTTTTAAATATTCAATTTGTTGTTTTATTCTCCATATTTGACCTTGGTCATGCCAATATAATTTTATATTAAATTGCAAAGTTCTTTCTACTCCATTGTATTTATATGAATTAAATGGTGAACCAATATATTTGTATGTTTCCCAATTGGGTTGAACATCTTCATTTAATCCTGATATTGTACCAGGTACAAACATTGGTTCAAATCCTAATGGATGAAATTTAACCCAAGGAATCAATGATTCTTCTGGAACTATACCTTTTGGAAATACTCCCGCGATTAAATAATCTATCATTCTATCACTATGATGCTTATATTCTTCCGGGTCTCTTTCTTTTAAAGTTTTAATTGCACCATTTGAAGCACGAACACCATTAAACGCCATTGCATCCGCTTTCTTTAAATAATATTCTTTAAATTTAAAAAATGTTTTTGGGCCTTCTTCTCCATTATTCGTTCCCTTTTTACCACCGATTCTTCCATCCAAATTTAAATCAAACGATGCTGGGTGATACGAGGATTCAATGTATGTATCATCAAGTGTTATTTTACTTTTTCTACCCATTGACCTCCCTAGATTTAATCCTGCTTGCAATGCTTCTTGTTTTGCACTTCGTAAATCTCCTTGTATTGCAGACCTTGCAGCTCCTCCTAATATTTCAGCTCCAGGTTTAAAGACCGTTTTAACAAAATATGGTTTATTTTTTTCAATATCTTTTTCGCCTCTGGCCGCATTTTGAGGTTGTAATAGTATATTACTTATTGGTCCAGGTTTATTTTTTTCTGGAAATATAGTATCTGCTATTCTAATTCTTTGTTTTAATATCGAACCAGCTAATGCTAAAGTTTGTTTTAATACTTCGCCACCTATTGTATCTGCTTGAAATTTTTCAGTTAATATTGTTGTTCTATACGGATTTATGATGCCTCTAGTATCCATCATCAGCCTATCCGCCTTATCAAACATATTTTGTATATCTAATGGATTTTTTAATGATTTTTTTAAAACTTTTTCTAAAGATGTATCTTTTGATTCGTATTTACCAACATCTGAATTTAAAGAATCTGTATCCGTAATAGGCAAATAAGTAGTATCGCCGTAGGCTACTACTTTATCTTTTTTTGCTCTATCTAATAATTCTAATAATGATGGCATTTAATTCTTTTGATTTTTATAATAAATATCTCTTTATAGTATTTAAATCTATTTTACAACATACATAGCTCTAGTAGCCCTTACGGAATCTCTAAGTCCATCATTTATAAGTTTAGAATCTAAATAAACCTTATCACCACCACTTGCTTGTTTTGACCATGCTTCTAATAGTGAATATATTTTAATACTCATATTTGAAGTTATTTCCGAATTCACATCCCACACCGCAGTAGCTTTAATAGAACCCGCTACCGGGCCCGTATTTACTGGTGCCGCACCAGTAGATGCACCCGTACTAGTTGCTGCAGTTGTAACACTTGTTAATGCAGTTTTTGTCATATCGGTTATAGATTTACTAGTATCACCAATTATTTTACTATTTGTCGATTTTGACTTATTCATTGCTTCTGTTGCCTGTCTTTCAATGTCATCAATTGAAGAAATTGCTGTTTGTTTAATTTCTTGTTGTACACCAGTTGCAGTAGTTGTTACTGCGGTTTGGAATGGAGTATTAATACTATATAATCCATCTTGTACTGCTTTTTGTAAATCCGCAACATCTGAACCCAATCCACCTTCTATCAATTTTTGAGCATTTGCAGCTGTCCATTCTGCTAATTTTTGATTTGACTCACTTCCTACTCCAATTTGGCCAACATCTTGACGATATGCACCTCTAAGATGTTCAAGTTGTCTAATACTAATTCCAGGTATAGTAGTTCCCGTTGCGTTTGAAAGTGCTTTAATTCCACCGAATGTTGCCAAATTCGCAACATTCATAAAATCCGCACCTACACCGGCTACATAGTTACCAGTAGTTTGATAACCATTACCTCTTAATGCTTTTTTATCATATATGTCATAAGCCGCTTGGCCTAATGAAAATATACCCGCGGCACCGGCCGCATATGCACCGGCTGTTGCTGCGCTCATTCCACCTGCTCCACCGGCTACGGAACTTACTCCTCCTCCTGAAATCATTTTCCAAGCTCCACTTAAAATTTGTGGTAAAAATGATGTTAAACCACCAATTATACCACTTAATAACATTCCAGGAAGTTCCGTTCCCAATGTTCTTAAAAACGCTAAATTAGCTTTAAGTTGTAAATAATCGTTATCAATCATTACATCATTTAATGACTTTTGATTTTGTATTTGTTGTTGTGCTATTTGAGCCTGCGCTTGTATTGATGCCGCATTCATTGCTTTTGTTTCAGCAATGTTATATTCTAAATTTAATTTTTGATTATTTGTTTGTTGAATACTCGCTTTAATGACTGCCTTTGAAGATTTATCTATTCCAGCATCTAAATCTTTTGTATTTTTAGCTATTTCTCCATATTGACTTTTTCCAACTCTTGCAATTTCTTCAAAATCCATTCCACCCAATGCTTGTGATATTGCATCTTTACTAAAAAAATCCAATGAAGATAAATCAACGCCTCCCAATTCATCTTGTAAAGCTTTAACTGCTTCTGGTATTTGACCGGATGCAAATTTAGCTCTTACTTCTGAAAGATTTATAGATTTTCCAAGCATTGCAGATAATTCCATTTCGGCTTTGATACTATCTTTATAGTTCAATACCATATTTCTACCAGCCGCTGCTATTTTATTAAAATTACCACCCATTGCTTTTACAGCAATCACTTGTTTTTGTAATTCTTTGCCAGACCTAAAATTATATTGTGCAATTTCTTTTGTAGAATCCGCCATATCTTTCATCACATCACCAGGATTCAATCCCATCATAATAGCCATTTGACGAGTTCCTTCCAACATATTTAATGCAGATTCAGCGTTTGAATTATCAATTATACGAAAATTAGCCGCTAAATCAGTTGCCTGGTCTGCACCTATTCCCATATATTTCGAGAATACTGCAACTTCTTTACCTAATATTTGTGAATTAGCCGCACCTGCACCTAAATTTCCTGCAACACTTAAACTTGCCTCAGCTATATCTTTTGCACTAAAACCTGCTTTAGCTAACATATTAGCCGCTTTTGAACCCAATTGAGTTAATGCTTCACCAAAAAATGCATTTCTCATTTCTTGTTTAAAATCAGAAGCTGCGGTTTCCATTTGTGCACTAAATTGAATACCTGCTTCTTGTATTGCAAAACTTGCAGAATTTTGTGCTTTTTTAAGTGCTATTTCATTTTCAACAATTTGGTCTTTCATATTGAAAGATGCAACCTTACCAAAATAATCACCCAACATACCTTGTTTATATGCAAGATATGTAGCTGCACCTGCTAATGCACCAATTGCAGCTTTTATACCGGCTCCACCATTACCCAACGATTTAAACACATTACCAATCTCACTTGCCAATGGGACAGAACCTTCCATATTACTTAGGAATGATTCCATAAATCCATCTGCTTTTTGCATATTTTTGGTAAAATCCATAGCACCATCGGAGGTAGCTTCTAATGATTTTTGTATTTGTTTTCCGGATTCAGAAGTTGCTTCAAACCCATCAACTACTTTTGAATAATTTTTAGCAGCCGCTTCGGTATATTTATTAAATTGTTGTTCAGTAATTGCTTTATTTTTAAGCAATTTTCCTAATCTTTTTTCCTCTGAAAAGAATTTATTTTTAGCAGAATCTACTTTTTTAAGGTATTTTACTTCATTTATTGTTAAATCATTTTGCTTACCAAGTGCAGTACCTATACTTTTACTACTCGCTTTAATGGTTTCTGCAAATTTTGCAAATGTTTTAAATCCTTTATTATTTTTATCAATTCCCTGTCCAATACTTTTAACCGAATCATCAATATTTGATACATCCTCAAACATATCTTTGGCTTCTTTTCTTGCCTCTAAAAGAGACTTAGCCATTTTTTCGGAATTTTTTGCCGCTTTATCATCAACAATTGGTGGAGGAGCATTAGTAGGTTGTGCAGCTGGTTTAGGCGCGGCGTTTTTTAATCTATTTTTTAGATTATTATTTTTATTAGTAGGTTTTTTGCCTTTTGCCATTGATTAAATTAGTTTAAATCGGAAAAGTCAATATCTTTGAACTTGGAATTATATTTGTTCAATTTATCAGTAGAAGCATTTATTCTAGAATTTATATCATCAAATGCTTTCCATACATCTTCATCTGAATTTTTAATTTTATTCAAAAATGCACCTTCTTTATTTTTAGATTTTGCTGTAAAAAATAAATTAAGTAATTTAGAAAATACATTTATTTCAACTAATTTTTGCTTCGCCATATTCGTGTTTGTATATAAATATAAATCAATACTATTTTCGTCTAACTTTAGAACTTGCTCCTTTTGATTTATTTACTTGCTCTATTTGTTCTGATTCGGATTTTTTAACTCTAACCAATTCGTTCCAATAAAATTCTCTTAATTTAATTGACATATAATATACGTCATTCCATGTGAAACCACCATTGGAATTATATATTAATTGAAAAATCTTTTGATGTAAAGCTATGCTATAATCAGTCGATAGGATAAAAAAAGTCAACCCCGAATGGGATTCTGAGAGCCTCCTCCTCACCACTAGCAGTTGTATATTTGAATGTTAGGTTCAAATCAGGAGTTATTGAATTTGCATATTTTCGAAGTGCTTTAGAATCACCTGCCAATAAACCATTTGTAACAAAATTGCTTATATGGCCGTAATCTCTAATACCATTTACTTCAACAATCTGTCTCCTATATCTTGCAGTAATTTCACCGGATGTTTTTGTTATTTTTTCAATAGCCTCAACATCCTTACTGATTGCAATTTCATCACCATGTGATAAGAATTTAAATTTAATAGGAGTTTTTGAAATAGGTAAAACAAATTCATATTCATTTTTTCTATTTAAAATTTCCTTATTTAATTCTTTTGTTTGTATTTGTGAAAGGTCAATTTTAACATGAGTTGGTTCGCCTGTTTCTGGGTCATCAATCGTTACATCATATTCTGCACCAAAAGCCAACATACGAGATGCTACTAATATTGCATTCTTATCACCTACTAAAATATCATTTATATTAACTCCAGGCTCTACTACGATAGATTCCAACATTTTATTTATATGTTCGTTTCTTCTTATTAGATTTATAGAAGTTAAAATATCTTCTTCTTTTGCAGTTAATAACTTTATTTCAATACTACCTTTTGATAAAGGATGATTTTCTGGATAACATAATCCTTCCGATGGAAGTGAAATTATCTCTGTTGCAAATGGGAATGTTTTTGGTAATGCAGTTGGATATGCAGTTGGTGTGATACCACCTCTTGTAACTTGTTGTTCAATGTTTTGTTCCATAATATATAACTATTGTGTTTATTATATATATTATGTTTTTAAAAAAATAAAAAGGGGATAACATTTCTGCATCCCCTTCTTTTTTATAATTTGAATATTATTAGTATTCTAATATTGCGTAATCGTAAGAAATTGTTAATTCGATAGATACAGGGTCAGTTGTGTTTGACCAATCTAATTCACCGAAATTAGCTTGAGAAATAAATGCTCCAACTAATGACCATTCTTCTACAACATCACCTACTGGTCCTAATAATTGGAATGTAAGTTGTTTTTTGTAGAAAGCAGAATAACCATCTCTACCTGTCAATGATTCGTGTGATTGTCTAATCCACTCCATTACTTGTTGTGCTCCAGATGGAACAATTGGGTCATAAAGTGTAATTGTTATATCATCCCAAGTTGATTTACCTTTAATCTTTCTCTTTACGTTTATATGGTCTAATTCAACTACTTCCGATGTGAAAGTTGGTCTACTTGCTGTTTTGATGATGTAAGATTCGATACCATCAACTGTCATAATAAATCTATTCTGAAGTTTTGGTTCAAACTCTTTGTAAAACATCTTGTCAAATCCTAATATTGTTGGCATCTTTGTTTATATTTTATTGTTCTTTTATAAATATCTATTTTTTAAATTATCCGTTAAAACTTGCGCCAGTTGGTAAGATGTTGAAATCAATTTGAATAAATTCCGCTGTCTTTGTTGGTTGTAAGTAGATAGCTCCTTTTAAAATGTTTCTATCAATTACATCTGGTGTGTTGTTTGAATCGTCCATAATTACTTTGAAAGCGTATAAACCTTGTCTACTTTGTATTCCACTTAAATAAGGGTTTACAATGTTTAAGAATTTAGTTCTAGTTTCTGCTGAATTTTGTTCGAATACTAAATATCTTGATGTAGATGCGATGTACTTTCTAACAGTCAATAATAATCTTCTTACGTTGATTCTATCTAATGCAGATGGTTTATCTTGTAATGTTTTTTGTCCAAATACCACAATACCTTGTCCTGGGAATTGTACAATTGGATTTACTTTACCTTCATATAAATCATCTTTTTCAGATTGAGATAATCTATCTAATACACTAACTGCTCCTACTAATCCACCTCTATTCAAACCTGCTGGTGCGAACCATTCTCCTGCAACATTGTCGTTTGCCGCAAATACTCCAGGTAATAATACTGATGGTGGGACTGTTATTAATTTGTTTGTGTTTAAATCAATTGTTTTAATCCAAGGATAGTAAACTGCTGCGTAGTTTGAATCAACTCCTTGTGCTTGTGTAATAGTTGCTGATAATGATGTTGTTGAGTTACCTGCATCTCCAATGAAGAATGCATCTGCTCTTTGTTCAACCATATCTAATATTGAAGTCCAAACTGAACTATGGTCAGCTCTATTAACATGCGGTGCAATTACCATATTGATATCATATTCATCAGCGTTTGATAATGCTGCAATATGTTTTTGATATGCCGCCTTACCTGCTGTTGTAGCTGGGTCTAAATCCGCTGCATTATTGTTTGGTGCAAACCCGTCAAATCCTTCTTGGAATGCTACAACAAATTGTCTTTTTGAAACATCAGTTGATACATTTGAAGTTAAACTTAATCCGCAAATAGTATCTAATGAGAATACTGCATTTGAACCATTACCTGCAGATGCTGGAATTGGTTTCATATAGATTTTGTTATCTTCATTGTTGTCTAAATCAATACCACTATATTTTGTAGAATCCGTTACTGAACCCGTTGAGAATGTTACTCTTGGAACCAAATTTGCGTAAGTTGTTGCAGTTACTGCTTCCGATTGTCCTGCTGCTCTTATTGGTAATTTGTATGCTGCGTGTGCAAATGGTACTGCTTGAACTGGTGCTTGTTCGTTTAAGTTTGTAATTCTAATATATTTTGAATTATTAACCCAATCTCCAATTTCTGTAATTTTACCAGTTGTTGCGTTGATTGTTCTTTTTCTATCACCAATTACTCTACTAATATAGTTTGGAGAATTAGGGTCTAAATTTACGTTTGCAAATGTTTCAATTATAGTTTTTTTCTTATCAGTATCAGAGAAACTTCTTACTACGACTGTAAATGCACCGAAATCTGTTCCGTTAATTGAACCCGCTGCTTTAACATTTGAAATACCAACTTTAATTTTTGTATTTGCTACATTTCCTGCAGTAATTGTTTCAAATTGGAAAAGGTTATATCTTTGTCCACTAATTAATTGAGATTGAATATATGGAGTCAATGCTTCACATGCTTCACTATTAAATCTTTGTTCTCCTAAAACAATTGCACTTGCACTCACATTTGCATTAAATGATGCTGTAAATGAGCCCGTTCCTAATCCATCTGCTCCCGATAATGAATATGTACTTGTATTAGCTACAAATGCATTATTTTTAAAATACATATATGCGTACCCTTTTTTAGTACCATATGCAGATGCACCAAATGTAGCTTCTATATCATTTGAATCACTTAAATCCAATGATGTAGTGTATACTCCAAATAAACTTCCAGATAATCCAATATCTCCACTTCCTAATGCACTTGCAGTAACATCAGAAAATCCTACTTGTACACTTGAGGTTGTATTAAATAAAACACCCAAAGATGCCGATAATGAACCACTAGATGCGATTAACATTATAGAGCCGGTTTCTATATATCCCAATTTACCAGCTACTCTACAAATTGTTGCAGTTCCTGCTTCTCTTAAATATGATTGCACTGCTAAAGGTGTGTAATACGTGTCATCTACTGAACCAAACAATGTTTCAAATTCTGCTTGTGAATTTACGATTGTTGGGGTTAAAGGACCTTCTTTAAAAGGACCAATGAATGCTGCACCTATTTCACCTACACCTTGTTGTAAAAATGAAAGGTCGTTTTCTCTTGTGAATACGCCCGGTGATACTAATTTCTCTGCCATTGTATATGCTTAATTTTAAAAATTTATAATTCTCAATATAAATATAAAAATTTCAACCAAAACAATAAATCTTACTTATATGTTGGAGAGAAATAATTATATACTTGTGTTACTGCTGTCGAATTTTGTAATGTATTATAAAACAACACTGGTCCTATTTGTCCATTCCAAAATGTTGTTCTTGCACTATTACTTCCTATTGTTAAATAGTTAGTAGATGATGGTGCCGTAAATGCTGCTGCTGTAAATGTTCCTACCGATGTTCCGTCTACATAAACTGTTACAGTTCCTGATGGTTGGAATGTTGCTGAAATCATATACCAAACGTTTGCTGATAATGATGTTGTCAATTGTGCACTATTACCCAATGTACTACCATAGAATTTTACTCTATTTAAAGTAGAACTATCAGATGATTCAATTGCTAAACCATAAAACCCTGCATAGTCAAAAATATGTCTTGTAGTTGTACCTAATGTTGTAGTAGGTCTAACCCACATATGAATCGTACCGGTATTAGTATTGAATTGAGAAATTCCACCATTGATATTTGTAGTAGTATCTTTATACCAGAATTGGTTTGTACCATTTGCTGCAAAGTATTTATCCTTTTTAGTTGCCCCTGCATTATATACCGGATTACCACCTGTGATACTTGCTGCGTTTGCAACACCTGCAGGTCTTATACCTGTATTATATCCTGAAAGGTCTAACAAATCTGCCGTATCTGCTGATTGGTATGATGATGCTTTACCTGGGTCTACATACATTCTTAATCCAGACGATGGGATATAAGGTTGAGTTGTTGTACCTTTATTATGTGATATAGTGCCATTTGCTAAATAAACGTCAAAATTTTCAACATTTAGAGTTGCAATTTCAACATCTTCATTTACTATTTCTATATTATAAACTTCAATTTCTTGAACACCATCAAAATCATCATATTTAACAATTTTATCAGCAGGTAATATATCTTCTGCTAATTTAAATCTATATTTTTCAATTTCAGCATCCCATACCCAAATAGGATGTGTTCCTGTTGCTTTTATTAAACCATCATTAATT